AGTTAGAATTGATTTAGAACAAGCAATCAAAGAGGGTAGATATACAAGAGAATTTTTGGAACAACAAAAAAAACAAACTACAACTAAGGATTGGAAAAGATATTATTTAGTTTTATTTCCAGCAGCAAATGAATTTACATATTTTAAACCTCAAAAATATGTTTATCTTCCTAGAAAATTAAGTTATTACGGAGCGATTGACCCTTCACTTGGTGAAACTAAAAAATCTAGTAAGTCAGGAATTATTGTTTTAGGTCGTGATGAAAAGGATGGTCAAATTTATGAAGTAGATAGTGTGATTGAACAAATTGGTCCAGACGAAGCAATCAGAGTAATGTTTAACTTTCCTTATCAATTTCAAAGATTTGTATTTGAAGCAATACAATTTCAAAAATACTTTCTTCACATGACACAGGAAAAAAGTAAGCAGGAAAAAAGATATATCCCATTTGAGGGAATAACCCAGAGAAAAAATAAAACTGAAAGAATTGAAAGTTTAGAACCAGTTATAAATACTGGTCAGATTTTATTTAAGGGTGATAATGAACTTTGGGATGAAATGTCTGAATATCCAAATACTGATTTTCTCGATGGACTTGATGCTCTTGAAATGTCTTATCGAACAATTATTGCAGGTGATGTTGATTTTGGTTTTGTTTAATACTAATGTTATAATAATATTATGAATCTAGGTAAAATAGGGCAATCAATATCAAAATTTTTTATAGGTGTTCAAAGATATGGTTCGGTAGTTTGGGATTGGATACTTCCGGGTGAATGGAGTAAAACAGAACTTCTTAAAAAGTATAATCGAGTAGTTTATCCTATTGTAAGTACTATCGCGGAAAATGCGGCCAAAGTTGAACTAACAGTTGAAAGACAATTACAAACTACAGTTTCCCCACAACTTAATCATGAATTTTTAAAACTTCTTAAAAGACCTAACCCGATGATGTCACAATTTCAATTCTTGGAACTACATTTTACTTTTATGAAATTATGTGGAGAGTCTTACTGGTACTTATTAAACGGAGAACAAGACAAGAAACCAAAACAACTTTATTTACTACGACCTGATTTGATGAAAGTGGTAGTTGATACGACTGATAATCCATTAGGTTTAGTTACTGGATATGCACTTAACAAATTAGATGGTAAATCAATTCCTTTTGAAACTTCTGAGATACTTCATTTTAAACTTCCTAATCCTATTGATCCTTATTATGGTTATGGTCCTGTTCAGGCAGCAAAGATATTTATTGAAACAGAAGGTTATACATCAAAGTGGACTAGAAACTCAATCTATAATTCTGGTCGGCCATCAGGTGTTCTTGGATTAAAAAGTACAATGGAAAGTGGTCAATTTGACAAACTTAAACGTCAATTCAAACAGGAATATTCAGGTATTAAAAATGCTGGAAGAACATTACTTTTAAAAGGAATTGAAGGAATGAGTTATCAAAAATTAGGAATGGATTTAGATGGAATAGCTTTGAAAGAATTAAAAGATATGTCGCGTGATGATATTATGCTAGTCTTTAGAGCTTCAAAGACTATGCTTGGGATTACAGATGATGTTAATCGAGCTTCATCACAAGACCAAAGAGAAGTTTTTATACAGAACCTTATTAAACCTGAACTTGATAGATTTGTGGACCATGTTAATGCTTTCCTAATGAATAGATGGAATGCGACTGATGTTTTGAAATATAAAGACCCATCAACGCAAACTGATGAACAAAAAATAGCAATGTGGACTGCTGGACATAATAAATGGTTAACAACTAATGAAATTCGTGCAGAACAAAATAGAAAACCTTTACCCGGTGGCGATGTTATTCGTGAACCAATTAATCTTATCCCTTCTACTGGTCCAGTAAAGGAGTCGCTAAAAAAAAAAGCAATAAAACATAAAGGATATGATCCGATAAGAGTTAATGTATTCAAACAATTATTTTTTGATAATCAAGGACTTTGGGAAAAGCGATATAAAGAATTTATGCAGGAAGAATTTAAGAAACAAGAAAAAGAAATATTATCAAAGAATAAATCAAAGACTTCATTTACTAATTGGCACTTCGATGCGACTGGTTCAAAAGGTCGCATTATGGCAACCCTAGTACCTTATGGATTTGAATTAATGGCAGAGGCGGCCAAGTTTGCATTAGATTTAGCTGATGATGGTGATACAATATTTCAGATTAACCAAAAAATTCAAGAGTTTATTCATGATAGGATAGAAAAACTTGCTACTGAAACTAATGACTTTACAATAAGTGAAATAGAGCAGACTATTGCCCAAGGTGTGACCGATGGTGAATCAGTTGCCAAACTTCGGGAAAGAATAAGAAATGTTTATGATAATGCCGATAAGGTAAGAGCAGAACGTATTGCAAGAACCGAAACTTTAGCTGCCAGTAATGCCGGAGCAAATGAAGCCTATCGTCAATCACCAATGGTTGCATATAAAGAATGGAGTGCAGAGGCGGATGCTTGTGATTTTTGCTTAGCACTTGATGGAAAAATTGTCGGACTTGAAGATGATTTTGCAAAGGCCGGCGAAAATATTGCCGGTGATGATGAAAAAGATTTACATGTTAGTTATGAAGATATCGGATTTCCACCGCTTCACCCAAATTGTAAATGCGCTATATTACCAGTTGCACAATAATTTTTAGTGATATAATTTATTTATATGGATGAACTAAAAAGAATTTTAAAACTTGCTATCTCAGAAAGATTAGAAAATGATTTACTTTATTTAAAAGAACATTCTACTGAATTATCAGAAGAACAAAAAGAACAACTAGATAATGAAAAAGAAATAATTGAACAATATGAAAATCCTTTTATTAAAAAAGGTTTTGATAATGTAAAAACATTAATAGATAAAATTCAACAGGCAAAAGCTGATGGAAAATATAGAAAATTAACTTTTAAAGCAGAAGTAAAAGATTTAGGTGAAGGAGTAATGGAAGCAATAATTTCATCTGAAGCACTTGACCGACATGGTGAAAAGATTGATATGAAAGGAATGAATATCAAGGAATACATGAAAAATCCTATTGTTGCAGATGGTCATGATTATTCAAAGTCTTCTGTTGGTAGAACTTTAAAATTAACAAAAAAATCTGATGGTAGTTTAATTTCAAAATTTGAATGGGCTAAAGATATTACAGAACGTGCAAATGAATTATATAAACTTTATAAAAATAAATTTCAATATGCTTTTTCTATTGGATTTATGGTCGATGATATGGATGGTAATACATTCACTAAAAGCACAATGCTTGAATTTTCTCCTGTTTTAATTCCTGCAAATCCTGAAGCATTATTACTTGCAAAACAAAAAGAGCTTGACAGTACAAATTTTATCAATTACAATAATATTAATATGTACAAACTTGAAGAAATTCTAAAAAAAACCCAGGACGAATTAACAGTTGGAGAAATCAAATTCTTGAAAGAGAATATTGAGAAACTTACAGGAGAGCAAAAAACTAAATATGCTTCTGTACTTGAAGAAAAGAAAAATTTAACTGCAGAAGATGTTAAAGGAATTGTCGAAGGTGCTGTTTCTCCTTTAAAAGAGGAATTAACCGCGATGAAAGATAAAACTGTACAACCAAAAGATATTAACCTTAACTACGATAGTGCTTCAAAATATAAAAATGCTAGTGCTGAACTACAAAAGAAACTTAAATTCCTTTATTATGTACAAGGCGTTCAAAACAAGAACTTTGCCAACTATGAAAAGATTGTAGGCAAAGATGCCATGAATACGACTGATGATGGAGTGGTAATGCCACCGGTTGAATTTATTGCAGAAGTTGAACGATTAGAGGAAATCTATGGTGTTGCTCGAAAATTTGCAACTGTTCGCTCAAGTACAAGTGGTAATGGTATTAAATTTTTACAAGGTGATGATGACGTAGAAATTTTTGATACTGCTGAAGGTGCGGCAAAAACATCTTCAAAAATGTCTTATGCTTCCAAAACTTTACTTTGGAGAAAGTTTGCAGGTATTCTTCCGATTACCGATGAACTAAATGAAGACTCTGCTATTAATTTATGGCAAGATGCTACAACTAGATTTGCTAGAGCATATACTAAAAAAGAAGATGAATTAGTATTTACTGAAACAAGTGCAGTTTCACCAAAAAATAAAGGTATCTTAGAGGTTTCCGGTGTAAACGTCGTTACAATGTCAGGTTCAACTTCAGATGATAGTTTTAACGATATTGAATATGGCGATTTGGTTGATATGATTACCGGAGTGCCAACCCCAAGTGCGGCAAATGGTCGTTTTTACTTCCACAGAGAAATATTAGGTATCTTAATGAAATTAAAAGATGATGAAGGTAGACCAGTTTGGTTACAGGGTGTTCAATCAGGAGCGCCAGCCACAATTCTTGGTAAACCTTATGAATTAGTCGAAGTAATGCCTAGTATAGCCGACGATGCCCCAGATACTAAATTTATGATATTTGGTGACCTTAAATATTCAACACTTGGTGAAAGAACTGGATTAGTAATTAGAATATTTGATACTGGTAGTGTAGGCGATCCAGATGAGGAAGACCAAGATGCTAACCAGATTAATCTATTAACCCAAGATGCACAAGCTATGCGTGCAGTTAAAAGAATGAATGCAGTTTGTAGATTTCCAGCTGCTTTCAGTGTCTTGAAGACAGCCACTAGCGGAAGCTAAACTCAGTCAACAAAACTTAAAAATTAAAACCACCTCGAAAGGGGTGGTTTTTTTATGATATAATTTTCATATGTACACTAATCAAGCGAAAGTTGAGGCTTACCTTAAAAGAGTATTAACTGCTAGTGAACTTGTTAACCTAGATGATACAATCGAATATCTTTCAGAAATGATTGACAATTATTGTAATCGTCAATGGTCGCCTTTAGCTATTGATGAAGGATATGAAGATGAAGATGATCCAACTGCAAGATTATTTGATGGTAATAATGGAAAAGAACTTTGGATTGACGATTGTCAGGATATTTCTAAAATAGAAATACTTGATTCAAGCGGTAATGTCATGACTACTTATATCACGACTACTGATTGGATTACTTATCCACTAAACAAAGATATTATTGAGTCAGTTGTACTTAGAGGGCATAAATTCCCACAGGGAAGGGCCAACATACAGGTTACTGCAATCTTTGGTAGTGGTACAGTACCAAAAATGATAGTAATGGTCTGTACTGCCTTAGTAGCTGATTTTCTTGCCGATTCCGGCGATGTTAGTGAAGACTTTAAAAAAGAATCAATAGAAGGTTATTCTTATGAACTTTTTGAAAGAGGTAATACAAATGAAGAACAACAGAAATTATTTGATACTTTAAGTAAATATAAAAAAGAAACTTTATAATATGTCACTTTTAACTAGCATACTCCAACAAGATGCTTTGATAATAACTGTCGCTCAAGATAAATATGGCGACCAACTTCCGACAACTAGTACTTCTGTTAAATGCCGTTTTAGATATATTACAGAAGTAGATAAAAATTCTCATATGGAAGGAATGGATACTAATGATGCGATTATTTGGTTTGAACCAGATGCTAATATTGCCGAAGGTTCAATAGTTGAAGTCGATGGATTATATTGGAGAATTGATAGACTTATCAAAGCGCGCAGAATGTCAGGTAATACAGTCGAATTTTTAAAAGCATTTGTTAAAAGTCATCAATTGGCCGGAGAATTAAGTTAATATGGGAAAATTGACAATAATAGATAACATTTTAAAGTTTACAGAAGGTTCATTAAATGCTCTTGATAGGTCTTTAAATCGAATGGCAATTGATATTGAAAGACTTTCAAAACAGCAAGTACCTCATGATAAGGGCCAACTTAAAGCATCAGGATTTCATAGAAAAATGGGGATTTGTAAATATCAGGTGGTATATAATAAAGAATATGCTAGGTTTCAGGAATTTGGCGGTGATGATAAGCGGGTGTTCCGGCATTATTCAAAATCCGG